TTGATGCCATTGACAATGCCCTGCCAGACGCCTAGGATGCCGTCCTTTATGCCGGTAAAGATGCCGACGATTTTGTCCCGGATGCCGCCGAAGAAGTCAGAGATGGCGTTGAATTTATCCTTGACGAAGTCGCTGACGCTTGAGATGGCGGAGGAAAAGACTTCCTTGACTTTATCCCAGAGGCCGGAGAACCAGTCGACGATTTTGTCCCAGTTGGCGTAGATGAGGTAGTAGGGTGAATACTTCTTGAAAATCTCTACAATCCAATCCCAAGCGGCCCCGAAGATGTCTTTGACGGTGTCCCAAAGGTTGATAAAAAACTCTTTTATCTTGTCCCAGTGGGAAATAACAAGGCCCACGGGGTGATACTTCAGGAAAAGGTTTTTTATCCACTCCCAGGCGTCGGAGAAGATTTTTTTAATCCCATCCCACAATTCGATAAAAAACTCTTTGACCTTGTCCCAGTTTTTGATGAGCAAAACGCCGATGGCGATGACTGCAGCGATGGCGGCGACAATGGCGATGACGGGGGCCCCGACGGCTGCAGCAATTCCGCCGACTACAGCCCCGATGGCGGAGCCGACGGCTGTGATGACAGGCATCAGGGTGCTTATCGCACCGACAATTTTGGCGATTATTATTAGGATGGGCCCCAGAACTGCCGCAAGGCCCGCGATAACAACAATGGTCTTTTGGGTCTCTGGGCTTAAGTTGCCGAACCAGTCAACCATCTTCTCGATGCCATTTATTAACTTATCCACCAGAGGGATGATGGTGTCCTTGAGGATTGGCCCCAGTTTATCACCCAGCTCGATCCTCGCATCGGTGAGCTTGTTTTTCAGAATTTCCAGCTGGGATTCCGTGGTCTCGTATCGCTGCGCCGCTTCGTTGGTCAAAGCGATGTTGTCTGCCCATGCTTTTGTGCCTATGGCGATAGACTCGTTGAAGAGATCGCCCGCACCAGCAGCGCGAAGCAAAGCATCCCGAAGCCTGACCTCGGTGATCCCCATGTCGTCCAAGACTTTGATGGCAGACATGCCCCGCTCCTCAGCGGTGCCAAGGCCGCCGATAAAGTCGATGATGGCCCCGGCCGCGTCGTCCCTGAATGCTTTTTGAAAGCCCTGGCCGGACATGCCTGCCACTGCGGCAAATTCGTCCAGACTTTTGCCGCCTTTTTCGACGGCCAGCTGCATCTGGACCATGACCTTGCTGAATGCAGAGCCTCCAGCCTGGGACTCGATGCCGACAGATGACAGAGCACCCGCCAAGCTGAGGGTTTGTGCCTCGGTCATGCCGACTTGCTTTCCAGCACCGGCAAGGCGCAGGCCCATATCAACAATCTCACTCTCAGTGGTCGCCAGGTTGTTGCCAAGCGCGACGATGACTGAGCCTAGCTTGTCAAATTCCGTCTGCGGCATTTGCGTGATATTTGCCAGCCTGGCCAGAGCCGTGGCCGCGTCGGTCGCCGACATGTTGGTCGCGACGCCCAGGTCGGACATGGTCCGGGTAAAGCCCATAATGTTGGGGACCTCGATGCCCAGCTGCCCAGCTGCCTCTGCGACGCCAGCAATCTCTGTGGCGGCGGTGGGGATTTCCTTGGCCATATCTCGGATGCCTTCAGACAGCCTGGTAAGGTCCTCCTCGCTCGCGTCCACGGTCTTTTTCACTCCGGCAAATGCGGTCTCGTAGTCTATAGATGATTTAAGGGCCGCAACCCCGACGCCGATGATGGGAGCGGTGACGCCGACGGTTAGGGTCTTTCCAGCGGCGGTCATGTCTTTGCCGACGGACTCCAGGGTCTTTTTAGCCCCGGCGATATTTTTGTCGAAATCGTCTACCTGGGCCTTGAGGCGGACGACAAGCTCTGCAACAGATGCCACCTGTTACCCCTCCCTTCGGCGTTTAAGGATTTCGTGTTTGATTTCAAACACCCGGTCGATGGATGCGTCTTTCTTGGGTAGCTTCTTAAGCTCGGTAGTATCCACCGCATGTTTTGCCGACGCGTAGGCCCTGAGCTCGATGATATCCAAGGCCATATTGGCCGGGTCGTTCATCAACTCCCTGATGGCCGCGCTCGGCAGGCAGTGGAACTCCTCGCAAACGCGGGAGACGATCCACTCCCAGGGCGTTTTAGAAGAATCGCCCTCCAGGGCTAAATGGAGGGCGATTAGGCGTTTTTTGTTTCTTCTTCTGTCCAGGGTTTGTTCAGGCCAAGGATTTGTTCAAAGGCCCAGTCGGCGGTCTCTTTGTCCAGCTGGTTGATGGTGTCGGTGGTGACTTTTGCGTCATAGCTCCAGCGCAGGATACCGGACTTGAGGACTGCCGCCTTGTCGTACTCGGAGCCGGGGGCCCTCTCTTGGTCAGCGGTTGCGCCCTTGATGGCCGCAATCACGTCGCCGCCCATCTTGCCGATCCGCTCCATTGCCGCCATGCTGGCGACGTCGCTGGCCGCCTCAAGCTGTGCCCAGGAGAGCTTCTTGATTTCCATCCACTCCCCCGACTCATGGGGGATTTCCAAGCGTTTTGTGATGTTATTTACTAATGCCATTTTGGCTTACCTCCTATAGGCCGTCGTCAATTTCAAATTGGGCTGTGATTGTCAGGTCTTCGGCTGGCATTGTTGCGGGGACCGCGGGTTCCCAGCCAGTGAAGGTGTGGCCCTCCTTGGTCGGGTCTTCCGGCGCGGTTATTGCCGTCCCATAGGCATACGTCTCGGTGGTCTCTACTCCGTCAACAATCCAGGTGACCGTGTAATTGAGTGGCTCGCTGGATTCAGTGATCTCGCCGGTGGGCTGGATAGTGCAAGAGAACCGGGAAAGTTGGTCTTTGATGGGCCGCTTGACGAATGTCTGAATGATGGCGTCAAAGGTATCGGTATGGGGGCCGCCCCATTTTGCGACGACCTTGATGGTTGCCCCGATGTCGTTCAGCATGTCGGCGGCAGTTTCGCCGTCGCCAAGGGTTAAAAAGCCCTCGATGGTGATGGCTGCAGCGGCAGTGACCTTGCTCGCTTTATACTCGCGCGCCGTTTTGCCGAAGGGGGTGGAGTCCTCAATCAGGGCCTCGCGGGAAATCTCGTTGAAGCTGTCGACGTAGCTGGTAATGTCAACCGCTGTAGCTTCGCCCTTTTGGACCGTTACCCCGAAATCAGGGGACGAGTAAGTTTTCTCCATTTGGCTTACCTCCTAAAACTCAATTTTGCTTGCGTCCTGGACTTCCAGCACCGCAGAAAAGCCGATATATGCCTGTCCCCCATGTTGCAGGATGACAGGAGCAACCGGCTGGGGTGCGACGTTAGAGCCGCCACCCCGCAAAAGGGATATAGACACGGTGCCGCCGATGGTGCGGTCTCGGTCAAAGGCGTCCTTGGCGGCAAACCAAAGGGCCGTTGCGGTCATGCTTGAATGCTCATTCTCGACGCTCGCCTTTGCGACGGCAACCTGGATTTGTATTTGTAATTTCTGATTGCGCCCCCCTCCAAAGCCGACACTGCGGTCAGGCTCGGACATGACGTTAATGGCGCAGGGTAGCTCGTTCAACTCGCCCTGTGGCGCGCCCCAGTAGGCCCGCCTGACTCTGGTCTTTGTCGGGGAGTCGACGGAGATGGATTTCTCCAGGGCTTGCAGCTTCTCCCAAAAATCACTGAATTTCATCTGCCAAAATCCTCCTCGATTTTCCGGGCCATACGATCCAGGTGACCGGGCAACCGTCCTTCGACGTGCTCGGCGGCGCCTTTGATGAAACGCAGCCCCTCTGTTCCGCGCTCCCTGATTTTCCGCATCACTTCAAGGGTTAGCGCCCGCTGCTCTGGGGTGATGTTCCTACTGGACCGGTATCGGCCAAAGAGCCACCTGTAGATTTGCATGAAGGGGGCCTGCTCGCCGGGCCTCCGGCCCACCTCGATGGACAGGGCGCGGGCCTCAGGCATGGCAGAATATATCCTGGCCGACAGTGGCTTGGCCTCGTGTCGCATGGAGTGCTGCGCTTGAGCATCCCCCGCGTCCTGCTCGCCGACGACCAGCTTTCGGGCCTCATCCTCGCCCTCTTTGGCAGCGGTCTTGATGAGGTCTCGGAGGTAGTGCCGGACAACAGCCGGGTCTAGCTTGCCAAGGATGGCGTCCAGCTGGGCCTGGTCGATTGTGACTTCGATGCCGTTGGGCATCTTAGACCCTCCAGATTTTGTACTGGTCGGTGAGCTTGGCGATGATGCTCTGGGCATCTGCGGAGGACTCGATGGCGTCACCCAGCTCGGATATGCGCCGGGTGGCCCTGGGTGACTCAAGGCGCAGGATGGCCGTCAGGTGAATGGTCGCGCTCCTGATTGCCTCGGGGACCTGGGGCCAGCCGAATTTTGCAGTCACCTGCACCCTCTCGCCGGGGGTGAATCCGTGGTATAGACCATACTGCGTCAGCTCTATCCGCTCCCATGGCCAGGGCTCGGGGCCCTTGTCGGCGTTAAGGGGGAGTAGATCATAGTCGGCCTGGTGCAGCAGTTCTGTTTCAAATTTCCCGTTCCTGCCGGTGTCGACTTTGACGGATTCGGGGGTTGCCGCCAAGTCATTTACCCAGATGCCAGTTGAGGACTCCTCGGGGATGTATATCCGGGCGACGGGCGCAGCGTCAGCGGTAAAAAACCTGCGGAGCTTGCCGTCAAGATAGCGGGACACGGCGGAAAGATCCTTTTGGATGTCCTCGTCCTTGTCGGTGCTGGTGCGGTCAAAGGTGGCCCGGTATTCTGCCGGGGTTGCGTAGGCAATCATTACTTCTTACCTGCGGCCTTCTCCGGCGGTTGAGGCTTGGTGGCCTTTTTGTCGTCCTTGGGCTTTGTCGCCTTTCTGGCGGGAGGGGGTTGGATGGCTTGCCGCAAGATGCTAGTGTACTTGGCAAATCCGCCCTGGACCAGGACTTTGGCAGTATTGTCGTCGACGTCATATTCCTTGCCGGGGTCCATCACCCCGTCAGGACCCGCGGAAAGGGTAAGCATTTTTATCCGTTTCATCGGCTAATCCCCCGCCACTTCAGATAGAGTGATGCTACCAGCATTTAGGGCAACCGCCCAGGTATTTTTGTCAGCGTATACAAGGATAAGCGTCTCTTCCGCGGCGTCGAATGTCGCGGTGTTGTTGGTCCCGTCCAGGGTCACGCCCTCGGCCGCTGTGACAACCACGTTTTCAGATGTGAGGGATACCAAGCGGATTATTGCCACCTCTCCAGGGGATGGGGCTGCAAGGGCCATGTCTGCGATGCCGGTGCCGCCGGTGATCAGCGTCAGCCCATTGGTGAGGCAGTCCTTTTGGCCGGTTGCGCCGGTCTTGGTCGCCACGGCAAAGCCGGTCAGCTTGCTCAATTTTGCGGCTATACCCACGCCGCCTAGGGATATTTCCCCGCCGGGTTTTACCTCTATCTCGCCGCCACTTGAGACGACAAGCTTGTCCCCGCCTTGAGGACGATACACTTTTACGTTATGTGTCATTTGGCTATCTCCCTTCTAAGGTAATGAGGGGGCACGTGGCCCCCTCTAGGTTATAGCTTCCAGGTCCGGGCTGATGAGCAAGACGCCGCTCATCTTGTCCTCCACTACGTTGACCTCGGGCTTGTTGCGGCCATTGTACTGGATGGCGTAGATGTCGCCGGTGACAGTGGTGGCAGTCCTGACGATGGCGGCCCGGAGATACTTGCCTTGGCTCTGGGCAGGCTTGTAGATGTCCACAAAGGCAACCTCGGCGTCCTTCGGGGGGACAACCTTGGAGCCTTTTACGTCCTCGTGCTCGGTGAAATTAGCATCCTTGCCCTGCTCGACTTTGAGATAGTTGCCAGCGTTGGCGGTGGCGATGGAGGCCATAAAAATTACACCCTCATAGCCGCTCATGTCGATGGCGTCGCTGCTGACTTCGGTGGTGGCCGTTGCTTGCCCGGCCTTGACTTTGGTGATTTTTACCTCATTACTCAAATTCATGGGCTTATCCTCCTTAAAAGGTAGGTGAGCTGGGGGTTAACCCAGCTTCACCCTCACAAATGCTTCCGCTAGGACTGGCTGGCCGTCGCCTTCGTAGCGGCCAATGAATCCAGTCTGGTTGGTTTCGGCGTAGAGCTCAACCAGGCGCTGAAATTGCATCTCCAGACTGTCCAGGATCCAGTAGTATTTAAAATCGCCAAGGATGCCGACATACTTGCCGGTGGTCAAGGTGTTTGGTGCGAACTCGCTCAGGGTATAGGGGAGTTCCAGAATGCGGTCAGGTGCGCCGCCCAGGAGACCAGGCTGCCAGAGGTATCTGCCCTCGCCGTCTTTGAGCTTGCGGATTTCCCGGATTACGTGACGGTGGAAAATCCAGCGTGCGCGGGGGAGGTATGCTCCCTTGAGTTCGTGCTTGGCGTTGATGAGTCCGTCGCCAGTGACACTGGTGTCGGTGTTGCCGGTGGAGACGTCGCGGCTGGTGCTGATGCCGTCCTTAGATGCAACGAACAGACCCAGGGGCTTTTTGTTGCCATCGCCGGTCATGTAAGCCTTCTCCTGCGTGGTTCCTAGTTTGTAGGAGAGCCTTTCCCTTACCAGTGCTTCTGGTCCAAGGGATGCAATGCGGAGTAGGGTGTTGGAGACCTTGGCCCTTTTGGCTAAGGGGTGGGGGGTCAAGGTGCGCTTGCCGAATCCAATATCGGTTTCCTGCCCGGTCTTAAGCTCCTCGGTCCAATCCCAGTCGTCGGCGTCTTTGTCCAGCGACACCACGCCAAGGGATGCGGCCTTGGTCAGCTGGTGGACGGTGGCATACTGCCGGATGACGGCGATGTCGTCCATTTGCCTAAGCAGGTCGGTAACCATCTGCTGAGGGGCAACCAGGTAGCCGCCGCCGGTGTCGTTATCGGCCTGCATGGCGCGATATTCTTCGGAGGTCAGGTTAGCGGTGCCATGAGCCAACCAGCCGGCGAAGGCGGCGCGATACTCCTCGGTGTCGCGGACGTTCTCGATGCTGCGGTCTTGCAGGACGTCGGACAGGGTGCGCTCTTCGGCGGCGGGGTCTTTGCCTTTCCCGGCAGGGTCGGCTCCAGCTTCGCCCATCTTGCGCTCGCGCTCGATTTGCTTCTCGCGGCGCTCGATGTCGGTGCCCAGCTTGTCAATCTCGGCGTCGATACGGGTGTATTCGGCTTCCTCTTCAGCGGTCAGGGAGCGTTTTTCCTCTTCCTGACGGTCCAACAGCGCGCGGGCCTCTTTGACCAGCCTGGCGCGCTTTTGTTTCATCTCCAGGACTTTTTCCATGGGGCTTTCCTCCTTATGATTTAGACTGTAGATTTAGTTTTCTTTTGCGCAGATCAAGCGTCCGCTTGGTTTCTGCTATCTTTTCCGCATCGTCCTGCGTCCGCAGGGGTGCGGTTAAAGAGTCATACTCAGCCTTGGCTCTCGCCTCGGCGGTGGTGTCCAAGTAGGCCGGGTCGGTGACTGGACCCATCTCGCCGATGCGGGAGAATTTAAAGATTTCCCTAAGAAAAGTGCCGTCGTCCCGTTGGGTGAGTTTCTCATCCTGCGGCTTGACCCCAAAGGTGAAGCTGGAGCCGTCGATGTCGCCCCGCTCGATGCTGGCCATGGCATCTTTAGCCCATTGGGCATCGGGTGGGGTGGCGGTGTAGCGGACCCCTTTGGCGTCCTCCTCGATGGTGACGGTGCCGTTCTTGGTGCGGCCGAACAGATATTGCAGGTTGTGGTTTAGAGCGCATTTGATGTCGGGGCTCCGGGCCAGCACTTCACTGGCTGCGCCGGGGCGGATTACCTCATAGAGATCATCATAGAGCTGGGTTTCCTTGTCGTATACGATGCCGTAGCCGGTGAGGGTTTTTTCTTTGCCCTCGCCCTCGGTCCGGACTTCCAGACCTATGGCGGGTATCATTCGC